TGCACGAGCTTACAAAGTTTTAGACAAAATAAGGAGCATGAAGTGAGAAAGCAGTGCCGAAGGAAAATTTGGTCAACCGATATTGATGTGATTGCTCACGCTATTGCTGGCGCTGCTATCACAGACAAAGCAAGCCTAAACAAGCTACGTTTGGCTGAATTGTCAGCCTTGGAAGCCATGCGGATGGGTCAAGGCACAGTTGATGATTGGCGTATGCTGGTTGATTTAATGAATATCTGCGAGACATTTGCTAAAAGCGGCATCGGCCCTGAAGCCCTGCCAGACTGCAAATTAGCCCAAGAAAGCCTACACAAAGCCGCTTTAAGGTACGAAGCCACCGAGCGTATGGGTTTGGATGGGCAAGGCATTAAAGCGCTTCAAAACGTGCGGGAATGGCATGATTTACAGCGTACAAGCGTGGCAAGGTCGGTTTACGAGCGCATGATTGAAAAAACCCGCAACAACATCCGTTCACATGGCAAGAACGTGGTGGTGATATGACTGCCAGACCAAAGTTTAATTACTTCCGTAGCAAGCAACACCTAAAAAACGTAGCGTCACTGCCTTGCCAAAATTGCTACATAGAAGGCCAGACGCAGGCGGCACACTCAAACTTAGCGGAACATGGCAAAGGCAGAAGCATTAAAGCATCAGACGAATATGTGGCGGCACTATGCCAAAAATGCCATTACGAATTAGATCAAGGCGGCAGATTGAACAAAGAGCAAAAGCGCAATCTGTTTATGATGGCATACGGGAAAACCCGCGCAAAGCTATACGCTGCGGGTTTGTGGCCTGATGAGCTAAAAGGTGATTAAAATACTTGCGTTGGCAAGTTTAGGCATAGGGGTTTTCTCGATTTTCCTCTGGGGTGCTTTTTCTTGCCAACACCTATAATCGTGGTGTCAACTGGTTAAGCTGGCGCTCTAGGATGTGAGATTTAGGGAATTTTCCAGCTTTCTGCCCTAACTAGCCGAATCACCGAATAGACAGTTGGCATTGACTTTTTTTGTGCTTTTGTGATAATTGAAGGGCGCAAAAAACCTTTCTTTTCCTAGGAGTAATCATGAAAGAACTGCCAATTGAATCCAAAGCCGAACGTAGCAAAAAGTCAAAAGACGGTTTGCACGACACAGGTCATTTGCAAGCTGCTGTCGAATACGCTCACGGTTGCCGTGTTGGTGATCGTAACCACTTTGAGCCACCTGAAGGCCCAACTAAAGAGCCAGTTCGCGTGAACGGCGTCCCCATGATGCCTCAAGGCAACATTAACAGCGGCAATCGCAAATAAGGGGTAAATTATGGGTCACAATGCTATTGGCGTTGCTTATGAAGACCAAAACCTGATCGGCTCTCAAACTGTTGCTGTGGATAACAGCACAGGCCAATTGGGTTATCGTATTGGTTACAACGGCACAGTACCTTCTGTTACTCAAGCCACCAGCAAATCTACTGGTGTGACATTGAATAACAACATTGGCAAAATCACAATGAATAACGCAGCTTTGGCTAACGCCACAGCCGTGAAATTCACAGTGACAAACTCCAATGTGACTGTTGGCGATGTTCTTTCGGTTGCAATTGTTTCTGGCGGTACTTCTGGCGACTATTTGGTGTCAGTCGGTGCTGTTGCTACAGGTTCATTTGACGTTGTTTTATATAACGTCTCTGGCGGTAGTTTGTCAGAAGCTGTTGTTATCGGATTTGCCAACATTCAAGCAATCTCACTGTAATATGGGCAATTCTCTTGCTATTGGCGTAGCCTATTCTGACCAAAACATCATTGGGGCTGACGTTGTTTCAGCTACCAATGTTGTTGCAACAGGTCAGATTGGCTATGCGGCGGGGAATTACTCAACTGTTACCCAGACAAACAACAAATCGACTGCGGTAACAATTAACACTCCTTCAGGCTCAATAATCACAGCAAGCTCACAATTAGCACCATCAGCTCAAGCGGTTTTTGTTGTTAACTGTTCAGCGGTAAGTTCAAAAGACAATGTGATTATTAGCCCTGCCAGCGGTGGCACACTTGGTGCTTACAATATTTTTGTAGCAGCAGTTGCTAATGGATCGTTCACGGTTGTTATCAAAAACTCAACGAATAACGCATATTCTGAAGTTTTGAATATCAACTATGCCATTCTTCACACGCAAGGATAATCATGCCTCTCAAAAAATCGACCAGTAAAAAGGCTTTTCAAGAAAACATCAAAGCCGAGGTAAAGGCAGGGAAACCTGTCAAGCAAGCTGTGGCGATAGCATATTCTGAAAAGCGTGAGGCTGAAAAATCAAAGCGCAAGAAGAAGTAACGTCTTGTCAAATCTTTATTCAAGCGAATGAGGATGATGACGAGATTCAGGTTAACGTGATCGGTGACGGGATAGCCGCGCAGATTGCGTTAACTTGGATTCATGAACTATCGGCAAATTACCGTATAGTAGGCAACTTCAACACAACCCGAAACTAAAAATGCAAATCGAAAATCTGAAACTCGCATATTCTGACCTTTCCATCCAAGAGTCGGATTTGATCTTTATGGGCTTGAGAAAACTCCCAATGGAATCAGTCGAAGCGTTGGTTATGAAGCTAGGCAAACAAGCAGCCTTGCAATTAGCCCAATTCAAGGCGGGAAGCCTGCCAGACGTTGATTACTTTGGAGATCAGAATGCAGATAACTCAAAAGCTAGTAACTGAGCTAATTCCTTATGTAAAAAACAGCCGTACCCACAGCGATGAGCAAGTGGCACAAATAGCGGCAAGCATTAAGGAATTTGGCTGGACTAACCCAATATTGGTGGATGGTGACAACGGCATCATTGCAGGTCACGGTCGCCTCATGGCTGCGCGTAAGCTAGGTTACAAGGAAGTCCCAACCATTGAACTCAAAGACCTGACCGAAGCCCAAAAGAAGGCTTACATCATTGCCGACAACCGCTTGGCGCTAAACGCAGGGTGGGACAATGAAATGCTGAAGCTGGAGTTTGACCAGTTGGCAGAGCTTGGCTTTGATTTGGAATTGACGGGTTTTAGCCTTGACGAGATTGAGGCGTTAAACCCCGTGGAATTGAATGCTGGATTGACGGATGAAGACGAAGCCCCGCCGCTACCACCTGAGCCGACAACTAAGCCTGGCGACATATACAAATTGGGCAAACACCGCCTGATGTGCGGTGATAGCACTAGCATCGAGCATCTAGAGCGCCTTTGTGACGGTCAAGCCGTGGATATGTGGCTTACAGATCCACCTTACAACGTAGCTTATGAAGGCAAAACCAAAGACAGTCTAACTATTCAAAACGATAGTATGGGTGACGAGCAATTTCGCCAATTCTTGCGAGATGCTTACGTTGCTGCCGATGCTGTAATGAAAGCTGGTGCTGTTTTTTATATTTGGCACGCCGATTCCGAAGGCTATAACTTTCGTGGCGCAGCCCAAGACGCAGGTTGGAAAGTGCGCCAATGCCTTATTTGGAAAAAATCCAGCATGGTTATGGGTCGCCAAGACTACCACTGGAAACATGAACCTTGCTTGTATGGCTGGAAAGAAGGTGCTGGCCACCTTTGGGCTACAGACCGCAAACAAACGACTATTTTGGAGTTTGAAAAGCCTTCTCGCAACGGTGAACACCCAACTATGAAGCCTGTGGCTTTGTTTGAGTATCAATTACTTAACAACACAAAGGGCGGCGACATAGTGCTAGATTCGTTTGGTGGAAGCGGTACGACTTTGATCGCAGCCGAAAAAAATGGGCGCATAGCCAGGCTGATGGAATTAGACCCAAAGTATTGCGATGTGATCGTAAAACGATGGGAAGACTTCACAGGCAAAAAAGCCGAGTTGTTGACAAACCCGACAGAATCAGTAAACTAATGTAACACTTCCCCTTTATAAAATGTCACACGAACATGAACCAACGCCCGAAACCCGCAAGCTGGTTGAATCCAGTAGTGGATTAGGCTTGCCCCATGAGTCTATTGCTGTGCTTGTTGGCATTGACGATAAAACTTTGCGTAAGCATTACCGACAAGAGTTGGATATGGGTAAAGCCAAGGCGCATGGGCAAATAGCTAAGACGCTTTACAGCAAAGCACTGGCGGGAGATACGACCAGCTTAATTTGGTGGACTAAAACACAAATGCGGTGGTCTGAAACTGTTAAGCAAGAACACATGGGCGAAGGTGGTGGCCCTGTCAAAATCATTGCCATGAACAACTTGGACGAAGACGCTTGAAACTCACCCAAAAGCAAATCGAGGCGCAAAGGGTTTTATCGGCTGACTACAAGTACATCATGTTATTTGGTGGCAGTCGGTCAGGAAAGACTTTCCTTATTGTTCGGCAAATCATTACTAGGGCGCTCAAGACGCCTGACAGTAGGCACACAATCCTGCGGTTTCGTTTTAACCATGTGGTCAACTCAGTGGTGTACGACACTTTCCCCAAAGTAATGAAGCTGTGTTTCCCTGGCGTTGAATACAAGCTAGACAAGCAAAGCTGGTTTGTTAAGTTTCAAAACGGCGCTGAAATTTGGTTTGGTGGCTTGGACGACAAAGAGCGCACCGAAAAGATTTTGGGTATGGAATTCGCCTCAATTTACTTGAATGAATCAAGTCAGATTAGCTGGCAACCAGTTGGGATTGCAATCACGCGCTTGGCTCAAAAGGTTATGCAGCAAATTGAGGGGAGAGAGCCTAAGCTGCTTAAGCCCCGTATGTTTTTTGATTGCAACCCGCCTAACAAAAACCATTGGACGTACCAGCTTTTTGTGCTCAAGCGTGACCCCGAGACAAAGGCCAATATCCCTAGTCCGCAGGATTATGCTTATTTCCAAATCAACCCAAGGGATAACCAAGACAATCTCTCGGATGATTACCTAAGCACATTGGAAAACCTGAGCGCAAGGCTGCGTAAGCGCTTTTTAGATGGGGAATTCACCGATGCCAATCCAAATCAGCTATTCCCTGATGACGCTATTGATCGCTGGAGGGCTAATCCTGATGATTTACCAGATATGGCACGAATCATTGTTGGAGTTGACCCTTCTGGAGCAGGTGATTCTGATAACGCTGACGCTGACGCTATTGGTATTGTGGTCGGTGGACTTGGTGTTGACGGAAACGCCTATTTACTTGAAGACGCCACCGTAAAGGCTGGCCCTGCTACATGGGGACGGATGGCTGTCTCTGCGTTTGATCGCCACAAAGCTGACGTTATTGTGGGCGAGACCAACTACGGCGGCGCAATGGTGGAGGCGGTGATTCAAGCTGCCAGACCGAAAACTAACTTTAAAGCGGTTTCGGCGACTCGCGGAAAAGTTGTACGCGCTGAACCATTTGCAAGTTTGTACGAGCAAGGTAAAATTAGGCACGTTGGTCGTTTTGCTGATTTGGAAGAAGAATTGTCTGGTTTTGCATCAAATGGGTACACGGGAAGCAAATCTCCTAACCGAGCAGACGCTTGGATTTGGGTTTTAACTGAACTTTTCCCTGGAATGCTCAGAAATCGTGAAAAAGACAAAGCCAAACTGCAAACGAGACCGATTAACAATTTCTCCCGCACATCGGGATACTGGATGTAAACATGGCATACGACAAAGACGAAGACATTGTTGCAAGAGCGCAAAAGCACTTTAAAGCCTGTTTAGATTGGGAACAAGATACCCGTCAGCGTTTTCGTGAGGATATGCGTTTCCTGTTTGCTGATTCGGATAATCAAGACCAATGGGAGCCAGCGGTCAAAGCTCGCCGCCGCCTGAATACTCAGCCAATGGTGACGATCAACAAGACGCACACGCACTGGCTGCACGTTGTCAACAACTTAAAGGCCAACAAGCCTAGCGTTACGGTTCATCCTACCAATGACGAGGCAACCTATGAAGCTGCTCAAGTCTTTGAAGGTTTAGTGCGTCACACAGAATACATTTCAAACGCTAAGGTCGCTTATGACATGGCGGCTGAATCGCAAGTTGGTGGTGGTATTGGCTATTGGATTGTTACGACAGCCTACGCTGACGATTCCAGCTTTGACCAAGAGATTTACATCAAAGAAGTGCCAGACACGATGTCAATCTATCTTGACCCGCACATTAAAAAGCGTGACGGTTCAGATGCTAAGTTTGGTTTTATCTATGAGGATATACCAAAAGAGGAATTTCGCCGCCGATTCCCTAATACCTTGTTGCCTGCTGTAGAGGCTCAAGGTAGCCAAAACTGGATTACAAAAGACGTTGTTCGCCTTGCTACTTACTATGAAGTTGAAGATAAAAAGGAATGGCTGTACTCAATCCCCAATGAAGACGGTTCGCTGACTTACAAAAAGCAGTCTAATTTGTCTCGTGATGAGCAAAAGATGCTCAATGAAGCTATCAAACTTGGTGCTGACATTCAACGCCGCCGCATTGACAAGCGCAGTATTAAAAAATACTTGATTGGCGGTAATACTGTTTTGGAAAAAGGCGATTGGGCTGGTAAGTATGTGCCAATTGTTCGTGTGCCAGGCGAGGAAATCACGCTTGAAGGCAAGCTAGACCGTAAAGGTTTGGTACGCTACATGAAAGACGCGCAACGCGCCTACAACTACAACGCTGCGGCTGCCCTAGAGTATGGCGCATTGCAATCTAAGTCGCCTTACCTTGCGCCTGTTGAGGCCATTGAGGGCTTGGAAAACTATTGGGCAACGGCTAACACCGAAAACCATGCTTATCTGCCATACAACCATGCAGACGAGCAAGGCAACCCCATTCCTAACCCTGCCCGTGCGCCTGCACCTATGTCTTCACCCGTCTACATGGATGGTATGGCACAGGCAGCGCAAGAGTTAATGATGACTTCGGGTCAGTACGATCAAACTTTTGGCGCTCAAAGCCAAGAATTGTCGGGCGTATCCATTGAGAAGCGTGTCAACCAAGGTGAACGAGTTACATTTCACTTTCAAGATATGCAGAACATGGCAATTCAGTTCACAGGCAAGATTCTGATTGACCTTTACCCCAAGATTTACGACACAAAACGCATTGTTCGCATTTTGGGTGATGATGGTACAGAGCAACAGATCACGCTTGACCCTGAATTGAAAGTGCCTCTCAAGAAACAAGAAGAAGCCGAGTCGGGTGATGTGAACGTCATTTTTAACCCCGCCGTGGGTGCTTATGATGTGGTTGCAGAGGTTGGCCCGAACTACGATACCCGCCGTGAAGCTGCGTTTGATGCTATGACTAAGCTATTGTCTGCACAGCCTGCGCTGGCGCAAGTCATTGGCGATTTGTACATGGGTTCGGCTGACTTCCCGAATGCGGATAAATTGCAAGAGCGTATGAGAAACTGGATTCCCCCTGCAATTTTGGGTACAGGGCCTTCAGACGCTGAAATGGCGCTCCAACAACAATTGCAACAAGCCCAAGCAATTATTCAACAAATGACTATGGCTTTAGAGGAGAAGAAAACCGAAGAAGCTATGGAGAAACAACGCCTCGATATGGACGCCATGAACCACTTGGCTATCCGTCTAGAAAACGAGCGCAAAGATTTGATTAGCGCATTCAAAGCCGAAACCGAGCGTTTAGGTGTGCTGATTAAAGATGTGAAGCCACAGGATGTTGGATTAATTACTGATAAGATGGTGAGCGAGATCGAAGGCGCAACAAACATCGGTCAGGATATTAACCCCGACTTCCTAGACCCTTCACAGGTGTTAGCCCAAGAAATCCCTACCATCACCAGTTGAGGAACTATGTCAGAAACAATCGAAACCCAAACCACAGAAAATCCAGAAGCAACTATTGAGCAATTAGCCGAACCCAAGGCAGAGGTTCAAACTGAGCTAAAAAAAGACGCTTACCATGAGTTGCCCGATTGGGCGCGTAAACGCATGGGCGAACTTGCTGCTCAAAAGAATTCTGAACGTGAACGTGCTGCTCAATTGCAGGCACAGATTGACGCTTTGAATCAAGCGCCGCAACAACAATATCAACCTCAATCCCAAGAGGATGTGTACACAGTTGCCGCCAAGATTGCCGAGCAAAAGATGCAAGAGCAATCTTTTATTCAAAAAATGGGGCAAATTGAAGCCACCGCCAAAGAACAATTTGGCTCTGAATACGACAAGGCCATTTCTAATTTAAGTTTGGCTGGCGTTCAATCTAACGACTTTTTACGCGCTTTGGCTGAAATTCCTAGCCCTGAAAAAGTTTTGGTTTACTTGGGTCGCTCGGACAACGTGGCAGAGGCGATTCGCATTGCCAACCTGAACCCGCTGCAAATGGGCATTGAAATGACAAAGTTGAGCAACAAGGCCAACAAAGAATTTTCCAAACAGCGTTCTAATGCGCCTGCTCCCGTGGGTGAGGTAAGCGGTGGTTCGTCTAGTGGCGGCGGCGGTGCAGAGCCACCTATTAGCGACACACAGGCTTGGATGGCTTGGCGCAATAAGACCAAAAAGTCTCGTTAATTCTTGCGGCAGCCTAAAAACTGCCGTAAAATGTTTACTAAGGCAGAAGCAGGCCGTATAACTGTTGTGTTGAGCCGTTAAAACAAACTCCAGGCTAGAGTTAAAAGGAATCCCACTTTTAATCTTTTTCATAAGGAGGTAGATCAACATGACTACTAACTCACTATTGACGATTAACCAGATCACGAATGAAGCCGTGCGTCTGTTTACTCAGTCAAATGCTTTCTTGCGTACCGTTTCGCGTCAATATGACGACCAATTCGCCCGTACTGGTGCAAAAATTGGTTCGACTTTGCGCGTTCGTCTGCCTAACGATTACACCGTTTCGACAGGCCCAGCAATTACCCCTCAAGGTACTAACGAACAAAACACATCGTTGACTGTGGCAACACAAGCTAACGTGCCTGTGTCGTTTGGTACTGCTGAGAAAACCATGCAATTGGACGACTTCAGTGAGCGCGTTCTCGCTCCCGCTGTTAACCGTTTGGCTGCTTACGTTGCTGCTGACCTAATGAACGTGGCTGGTCAATCTGCCAACATCGTGGCTAACTTGTCTGGTTCTACTTTGTCTAGCCCCAATGCTACGACTTGGTTGACCGCTGGCTCTGCTATCGATCAAAACTTGGCCCCCCGTTATGACCGCAAGATTATTCTTGACCCCGTGACCCAAGCCCGTACCGTTTCCTCTTTGGCTGGCTTGTTTAACCCTCAAGTCAAAATTGCCGACCAATACGAAACAGGCATCATCACCAAGGATACCTTGGGCTTTGACTGGATGTATGACCAAACCACCCAAGTTCATACCGTGGGTTCATTCTCTGCTGGTACAGTTAACGGTGCAAGCCAAACTGGTACTACATTGACCGTGAACGCAATCACTGGTACTTTGAACGTGGGCGACATCATCACGATTGCTGGCGTTTACGCTATCAACCGTTTGACTGGTCAATCTCAAGGTCAATTGCGTCAGTTCGTTGTGACTGCTAACGTTGCTTCTGGCGCGACTAGCATCCCAATTTATCCAGCAATTACTCCCGCACCTGCTGCTTTCAACACCGTGACAGCTTCGCCTGCTAACAGCGCCGCTATCAGCTTGGTGATGCCTGCCAGCTCACAGTATCGTCAAAACTTGGCCTACTACCCAGAAGCGTTCACATTGGCTACCGCCGATTTGGAAATGCCTACTGCTGGTGTGGTTCAAGCTGCTCGTGCAAACTTTGACGGTATCAGCCTGCGTATGATCGAAGCCTACGACGTTATGTCTGACAGCTTGATTACCCGTATGGACATTTTGTACGGTTACGCTGCAATCAAGCCTGAATGGTCTTGTATTGTTGCTGACGTGGTCTAAACGGAGCGCACCCCCTATGAAAATCGAGCAGTTTTATAGGGGGAAGCCTGTGCTTCCTCCTGTGTATATTTACAAAGAATTCCCCAAGTGGATTACCAAATCAAGCGGTGATTCTGTTTTGGTGAATGACGAGATTGAAGAACGTCAGCTTTTAGAGGCTGATAAACCGAAGCGAGGAAGGCCAAAAAATGACGCAACCACTGCCAACGACTCCCTCGGACATAATCAACCTAGCGCTGAAGACAGCTAACGTCATTGGTGTTGGACAGACACCTTTGGCGCAAGATACCAACGATGCGTTTAACCAGTTAAATATGATGATGGCGCAATGGCAGCGCCGCCGTTATATGGTTTACGAGTTGGTAACGATTTCCTTGCAAGCTACGGGGGCAGAATCTTACACAATTGGCCCTGGCCAACAGTTTGATATTGCCCGACCCGTCAAGATTGAGTTTGCTTACTTCCGCATGAATGCAGGTACACCGCTGCCTGTTGACTACCCATTAACTGTTTTACGGGCGCAAGAAGACTACGACCGTATTTCAATTAAGAACCTCAACGCTTTCCCGCAATATCTTTATTACGATACAGGCTATCCTGTGGGTAATATTTTCGTGTGGCCTTTGCCAAGCAACCAATACACAATCTTTTTGAGCGTGATGGTGCAATTGCAAAAATTCAACACAATCAGCGATCAGATTGTTTTGCCGCCTGAATACTTGGATGCGTTGCATTGGAATTTAGCGCGGCGTTTGTGCGTGGTTTATGGTGTGCCAATCCCGCCTGAATTGACTGGATACGCCGAAGCCTCAATGAGTGCAATTGAAGAAGTAAATAGCCAAATTCCTTTGTTGCACATGCCTGTGGCCTTGCGTGGAAAATCTGGCGCTTACAACATTTATGGCGATTTTTATGTTGGGAGTGCAGGTTAATGGCTAAATTACCGTTAGTAACTGGCGCTTACCAGACGAAAAGCGTCATTGCTGGCGCTCAACGCTGCGTTAACCTGTACATGGAAAAGAATCCCGATACTTCGGTTTTCCCTGCGACTCATTACCCAATGCCAGGCTTAACTACGCTGACAACAGCGCCGAATGGCAATGTTTGGCGTAGCATTTACTCTGCTTCTAACGGACAGCTTTATGGTGTCTGCGGTTCTACCGTGTACACATTAAACAGCAACTTAGGGCTGCAAAGTTTAGGAACGATTCAGAGTAGCTCTGGCGTTGTCTCAATGGTTGATAACGGTCAATATGTGTTTTTGGTTGACGGTACAGTGAACTCGTCTACCAATTACGGCGGCTATACGATTCAAATGAGTAATAACACGCTTGCGCCGATTAACAACAGCGGCTCAGGCGACCAAGGTGGGTTTTACGGTTCAAATCAAGTTAACTATGTTGATGGTTACTTTATTTTCAACCGACCAAATACAAACCAATGGTACATCTCGTTAAACAACTCAATCACACTTGACCCTACCGACTATGCAGCCAAATCTGGATTCGCTGATAACATCGTTGGTATTGGCGTTGCTCGCCGTTATATTTATCTGTTTGGTGAAGTAACAACTGAAGTCTGGTTTAACGCTGGTAATGCGGTGTTTCCATTTCAAGAGATGCCTGGCTCGTTTATTCAATATGGATGTGCTGCGACTAATTCTATTGCTCAAATGGATGGTGAGATGTATTGGGTTGCTCAATCGCCCCAAGGCCAAGCCTACATTTGCCGAACACAAAACTTCTCTGCGGTTCAAATTAGTACGTTTGCGATTGACCAAGAATTGCAAACTTACTCAATGCTGTCAGACGCTATCGGATACACATTTGAGATTAATGGTCACTTCTTTTATGTGGTGACATTCCCTAGCGCAAGTAAAACATGGTGCTTTGATCTGTCTAACCAACAATGGTCGGAATGGTCAACCACTGATTCAAACGGCAACTTAAACCGTCACTTGTCTAACTGTTTTGCTTTCTGGAACAATTTTCTGGTGGTGGGCGACTATCAAAGCGGAAACCTTTATTTTCTTGACCAGAATAATTACACCGACAACGGAACACCGATTACACGCATTCGCGGCTTCTATCATCAAGAAGACGATATGTCTGATCGCGTGAGATACAAGCAATTCATTGCTGAAATGGAATCGGGTAATGGAAACAACAATCAGCCTGTGACCGTGTTCTTGCGGTGGTCGGACAATCGCGGAAAATCTTTTGGCAACCCTGTTGGTCAAACAATGGGCAAAGAAGGCTATTACTTGACTTCAATCAATTGGTGGCGCTTGGGCATGGCTAGAGATAGGGTGTTTGAACTTTCATGGTCTGAGCCTGTTAAAACTGCTTTGTCTGGCGCTTTCATTGACGCTGCGCCCAATAGAAAATGACACAGTTAGCTTCAAACGTCCCCAATGTAAACATCAAGTTTCTTGATGCGAACGGGAATATTACGACTGCTTGGCTAATGTTCTTGACGCAGTTGTATCAAAGAACAGGCGGCAACAATACGCCTGGCTTAACTTTGTCGCAACTGCAACAGTTTCTTGAGAATTTGAGCGTTCAAAACGCTAACGGTTTTAATGGATATACGACTGTTGTTAACAATGCACCAGTTTTGACCATTGATACAACCGTGAACGGTTTGGCTTACGGTGATGGAACTGCGCTAAAAGCTGTGACAATTGGCGCAAACTTAATCTTTTCAAACGGCACTTTATCAGCAACTGGCGGCGGTAGCGGCTCTGATTCATTGGCGTTTGCCGCACGACATGGATAAAACATGATTAGACTAGACACTACAACACGGGTCTTAAAGCTGTTTTTGGGCGGCGCGGTAACTACTTCGCAACTCCAAACGACTGTTTGTTATTCAGACCAAACAAGCACGACCTATCTTGGTGCAACTCAATTAAGCCTATCCAATAACACCACTGCGGTAACTATTTGTAACGCTCCAGCGGCATCTACGGTGCGTGATATTGATATGTTGACAGTATTCAATACGGATACTGCTAATGCCATTGTCACGATTCAACTGGTGGATGGTTCAACTGCCTACAACGAAATTGTTGTCACGCTTTCGCCTCAAGATAAGCTGACCTACACACACGGTAGCGGCTGGCAAGTGGTAACTAACGCTGGCAACCTTAAACAGCAAACTTTAACTAGCTCAGGTGTTTCTGCGGTTACTGCGACTGCACCATTGGCGTCTAGCGGTGGCACATCGCCTAATTTGACTATTGCTCAAGCAAACACGACAACTAGCGGATATTTAAGCTCAACCGATTGGAATACGTTTAATGGAAAAGCGCCAGCAACATCGGGAACTTCAATCCTGTACGGCAATGGCACGGGTGGATTCTCAAACGTCACCATTGGGTCAAACCTTACATTCTCTGGCGGAACATTGTCAGCCTCTGGCGGTTCGGGAACAGTTACAAGCATCACCGCAGGCACAGGGCTTTCTGGCGGCACGATCACGACAAGCGGCACGATTGCAATTGCAAACACCGCAGTAACTGCTGGCTCGTATGGTTCAGCTTCAAGTGTGGGAACTTTTACGGTAAACGCTCAAGG